AGTTTCCAACTGGAAATAACTGGCGTTAGTACAATGGATAGTACAGCGGTCTTCTACACCGTGAATGTGGGTTCGATTCCTACACGCCGGGCCATTGCCCCGATGATGTAATTGGTAAACGTACCGGACTTAAAATCCGGGTTTTGCGAGTTCGAGTCTCGCTCGGGGCACCATCAAAATACGTTGGGATCGCTTCCGCCTTCACCTACATTCAATACACAGGCAATCCTGGCATCATATTCTATGATAGTCCAGGTTTTCTTTTCCTTGTTGATAAGCAGAGTTACATGAGTACCTGTTGATGTCTTGGAGACCCAGACTGGAACCTCGCCCCATTTTTGGGTAAATTCATTCATTACAAATTCAGCATTGGAACATCTCATTTGTTTGGTGAGATTCATAACTTCCTGAGCTTGAACTGCACCGACAAACATTGCAGCTAGCACGAATAGTAATTTAGGCATATTGTACTCCTAGGCAGAAAACGATGATCCGCAACCACACTTGGAGGTGGCATTGGGATTGGATATGACAAAGGATGAGCTCATCAATGAAGTTTCAAATTTGATAACTGCTCCCTGCAGGTATTGCATGCTTGCAGCATCTACCAGGACCTTGATGCGATCACTGACCTGGAAGTCAAAGTCATCGTCGTTTTTCATCCAATCCCAGGTAAAGCCATACTGGAATCCGCTGCACCCGCCACCCTGTACGAAGACTCGCAGTCCAAGTATGGTTGCATCGTTCTCATCGATGTAGAGATCAGTGATCTTTTCTGCGGCTGTGGGGTCTATGGTTATCATCTTTTATTTATCTGGTTAACGCCAGTATCTACTATTGTCCAGGCTATCCCAGTAGGCCTTGTTGTTGCGATTTACAAAGTTTTTCATCAGATAGGTGGCCATGCCCAGGTAGCCCATCTTCTTAAATCTGCGACTATCCTGACCCAGATAATGTTTGATGATTCTAAATTTTCTGGGACTGTACTTTCTGGACAAGAAATAATCTTCAGACGTTGACATCTGTTCAGGAAAGCCACCAAACTCCTCAAATCGATCTCGGCGGGTAAGCATGAATGCCCCAACAGCAAAAGGACTGAAGTGTTTTAGTATGCGATTGATACCATTGAATACGGCAAACCCAATGGTGGCACGTTTGTCCTGGTCATAGCATTTAATGTTCAGACCCAGCAGGTCCAGATCCTTGGCCTCCATTTCAGCCACGGCGTCCTGAATAACAGTGTCTTTAAAAAAACGAACATCAGCATCAATGAATAAGATATAGGGAGTAGTAACCAGCTCGGCACCCCGATTCTTGGCATAGCTTACTGGACCGCCGTCAATTACTTCAATATTCAAATCGCCCTTGATTAATTGTATAACATCCCGCGTGTTGTCTGTAGAACAGTCGGCAATGATGACTCTGGTGTCGCCTATCTGTTGATTACGAAGATGTTCTAATAGATGTGCTATGTAGTTTTCTTCGTTCTTGCAAGGCACTACAATGGTGATTTTATCGCTCAGTGTTTTCATTGTACTGCCTGAGTGTGTTTATGTTTCAGAGATTTCCGCAGAGCCCTCATCCACAGACGACGTTCTTTGTTCTTGTCGCCTTTTAGAATGGCCTTGTACATTTTTAATATCAGCTTATTTACCTTCATGGTCGTTCTCCTTGGTCCATGTTACTATCTCCCAGCGCCCGTCATGATGTTCAACCAGAGCCGTGCAACTCTCCACCCAATCTCCATCGTTCATGTATACGATGCCGTCAATGTCTTTTATTTCGGCTCGATGTATGTGCCCGCAGATCACACCATCAAAGCCACGTTTTTTACAATAGGCCACAAGATTTTGTTCAAACTTGAAGATAAAGTCCACAGCCTTTTTAATTCTATCCTTGAGATACTGACTCAGGCTCCAGTATCCAAACCCCAGTCTATGGCGAATCCAATTAAATTTGGTGTTGATGCTAAGAATGAAATCATAGGCTTTGTCACCCAGAAATGATAGCCAGGGTGCCAGACGAGTAATGCCATCGAATAGATCTCCGTGCACCACCAGATAATGACGCCCGTCTACACCTATGTGTTCAACCTGATTGGCAATTTCAATGTTACCAAAACCAATGTCGTAGGGCATCAAAGGCCTTAGAAATTCGTCATGGTTACCGGCTATGTATATGACTCGGGTACCACGCTTGGCATGGCCCAGTATGCGACGCACAACATTGCTGTGACTCTGTTTCCAGCGCCATTTATTCTGCTGGATTTTCCAGATGTCCAGAATGTCACCCACCAGGTACAGGGTCTCGCAGGTGTTGTGTTTGAGAAAGTTGTTGAGTTTATCGGCCTGACTATCTCTGGTGCCCAGATGCACATCACTGATAAAGATACTGCGATAAGTTTTTGCTTTCATGATTTCCTTTATTTAGTATTTTTTCTATCGCGATATTCGCGGTCTTTATCAGCCCAATACTTCTTATTGCGTTCGGTAATAATCAAATCATAGTTGGTAACGCGATGTGGTAACCAATCATCGCCAAGCTCTGGAAATTCTGCCTTGCGATTTTCTACCACCATCCACATACAACCTATCCAAAATACTATAACCACAATCACTGCACCAACATAGTATAATTTATGTTTGAGCTTTTCCATTTCGCGTGCACGACGGATAGCACGAGCCTGTTCAACTTTGATATGTTTGGCAATTAAAACTTTCTGTTCTTTGCCTAAAATCTTCATCATGTCTTCAACTTCGGTATACAGGGCGCCCAGCTCTGGTGGACACTGATATACCATGATCTCTCGCAATTCAGTGCCCATGGCTTCTAATTGCTTTTTCATCAATACACGCTGTAGAGCACGTTTGCCCAGACTGGCTTCACCATCATAGATCTCAGTTTTACTGCGACGTTCTTCGTCTTCCAGTACGGCCATGCACTTGTTGAGATTGTCATAATAAGTACCCAGATGTTCACCAATCTCCTGATAGATGCCCATGGTTTCACCATCACGGGCATTCAATTCTTTGACTCGAGCCTTTTCTTCAATTAACTGCTTCTTTGCCTCAGGTGGTGCTGTCTTTCCCTTGGCGGCATAGGCATTGTGAAATTGATCGTCAAGATCCTTTAATACAGACTTGACATCGCCGGCTGCGCCTTTGATGTCCTTGTATAGTTGGCAACCCTTCTTTACAGCCGCGACGGCGCCGTTGGCGAGTGCAAAGAGGGTTAACGGATCCACTCAAGCCCCAAATTAGAAGGGTAACCACATCCAGATGCCTTGACTCATCAATACAACTGCTACAGAACCCACACCCAGGCTGGCCCAGAACATGGCCATGCTAACGGCCAGAATACTGGCGGTTAAAAATACAATGGCTAGTTGAAACGCTGAGCCAGCAAAGGTAAACCAGGGACTGGTTTTTCTAATGGCATCACGCTCGGCTTCCAGAGCTCGTGCCTTGGCCATGAGTTCCCGTTTACCCTCGCCGGTGGCTGGGTCACTTTCATAGCGGTCAATTTTCTTCTGTAGGTCGGCAGCACGAGCAGTATCGTGACGAGCCACAGCATCTTCTTGACGCATTTCGGTAAGTGTTTGCTTGATAGACTTGGCCTGGTAAAAACTCCAGGTGTCATTTGCCTTTATAGTGTTTCCCAACACCTTGCTTGAGTTGTTGTTGGCTATATAAGTGTTGATGGCCAGCAAGGCCGCCAGTACTGTAATAACCCATCCTGCTTTGTCTTTGATATGAGCTTCGCGCTCGCTGCGTGATACCGGTTTTATTTCCGCCATATTACCTCCGTTGGATTGTTGAACATCACAATGAGGAATACTAAACGGTAAATCAGCCTCTCAACACTGAACTTTTCATTGACAAACTGTCCCTTTGTATTTATAATGGTAAGATAATCCCGAGGAATCTATGAAATTTTATACCAGTGTCGTTCAGTTGGGAAACGCGATTTGTGTGCGTGGTATCAACAATGGTCGCCGTTTCCAAGAAAAACCCAACTTCAAGCCCAAGTTATTCGTTCCGCAACGCAAGAAGGCCAGCACTGTCTATCATAATCTGTTTGGTGAACCTCTGGAGGTCATAGAGTTTGCCGATGTTGCCGATGCCCGTGAGTTTGTCAAGAACTATGACAGCGTCAGCAACATGAAGATACATGGTAACACCAACTGGCAATACCAGTATATTACCGAATCATTTCCAGGTACCATTGAGTTTGACATGAGTCTGATGGATATCAGAAGCATAGACATTGAAACGGAAACTGAGTATGGCTTTCCTGACATCGAGACAGCCAATGAAGTGGTACAGCTAATCAGTGTACAGGACTACAATACCAAAGAGATTACCACCTATGATATTAAAAAGCTGGGCAGTGAACATAGCATGCTTACTGCCTTCCTCAATGACTGGACGCACAATACACCAGATGTCATCACTGGCTGGAACATAGGCCTGTTTGACGTGCCCTATTTGGTGCACAGAATTGGTCGTGTGCTGGGTGAGGAAGCAGTCAAGCGCCTGAGCCCCTGGCGTAATGTACGACGTCGTGAAATCAAGATGAATGACAAGGTGATGTCAGCCTATGAGATTGCCGGTGTTACTCAGCTGGACTATCTGGACCTGTACAAGAAGTTTACCTATAATGCACAGGAGAGCTATAAACTGGACTACATCTGTAAGGTGGAGTTGGGCGTTGGCAAGTTAGAAAATCCCTATGATACCTTCAAAGAGTTCTACACCAAAGACTGGCCCTTGTTTGTGGAATATAACCGCACTGACGTCGAGCGTGTAAGTCAGCTTGAAGATAAAATGAAGCTCATTGAGCTGGCGCTGACCATGGCCTATGATGCCAAATGCAACATTGGTGATGTGTTCAGTGCGGTTCGTACCTGGGACTGTGTGCTCTACAATCATCTCTGGGATCAGAATGTAGTTGTGCATCCCCGCGACAATAGTCGTCCAGACCGCAGCATTGAAGGTGCCTATGTGCAGGATCCAGTACCTGGCCAGTATGATTGGGTGGTGAGCTTTGATGCCACATCCTTGTATCCATCCATCATCATGCAGTATAACATGAGTCCAGAATGTCTGGTGATGTCAGACCAGGATCCGCATGTCAATACTACCGTGGATAAGCTATTGGCTCGTTCAACCAATACTGCAGACCTGGTAGACAAAGACTACTGCATGAGCGCCAATGGCTATTATTTTAAGCGCGACAAACCTGGTTTGTTTCCAGAGATCGTAGCCAAGCTATTCAAGGACCGACAGGACTATAAAAAGTTGATGATTGAGGCACAGAAGAAATATGAAGATACCAAGGACCCCCGCTATTACAATGATATCGCCAAGTACAACAATTTCCAGATGGCCCGCAAGATCCAGCTCAACAGTCTATTTGGCGCCTGGGCCAACTACTACTTCCGGTACTTCGACGACCGTATCGCTGAAGGCATAACTGTTACTGGTCAGTATATTATTCGTACCGTGGGTCGAGCCCTGGACGATTATCTGAACAAGATCTGTGGCACCAAGGACTTTAAATATAGCTTCTATTCCGATACAGATAGCTGCTACATTACTTTGGATCCTCTGGTCAAGAAATACTATGCTGGCAAAACCAATGAAGAGATTGTGGCCATCCTGGATCAGATCTGTGAAGAAAAGATAGCACCAGCCATCAACAAGGCCTGTGGCTTGCTGTCTGAATATACCAATGCCTATGACAACAAGATCATGTTCAAGCGTGAAGCCATAGCCACTCGCGGACTCTGGGTAGCCAAGAAGCGCTATGCTTTAAATGTCTACAACAATGAAGGGGTGCAGTATGCTAAACCGAAACTCAAGGTCATGGGTCTTGAGATCGTTAGATCGTCAACTCCGGAAGCAATTCGCCGGCTACTCAAGGAAGCGGTATCGGTGGCCATTACTAAAGATCAGGCCGCACTACAGGATTTCATCGTTCAGGCTCGTGCAAAATATGACCAACTGTCGCCCGAAGAGATTGCGTTCCCTCGTGGAGTAAACAATCTGGCTAAGTATAGCAGCAGAAGCGACATCTATGCCAAGGGCGCGCCCATGCATGTGCGTGGAGCCCTGCTGCACAATCATTATGTCAAAGAGCGGGGTCTGGATCAGCGCTATCAGCTTATTCAAGAAGGTGAGAAGATCCGGTTCCTGTATCTGATGACACCCAATACCATTAAAGAAAACTGCATAGGCTTTATCGGTGTATTGCCTCCGGAATTGGGATTGACAAAGTACGTGGATTATAATACAATGTGGGATAAGAGCTTCATTGAGCCACTGAATGGCATCATTGAAGGCCTGGGTTGGAATACCAGCCCACAAGCAACACTGGAGGATTTGTTCGCATGATGATACCTAAAACCTATGAACTACTGGACCGATGTGTCGATGAAGGCATTAGTTTCGGTTATGCCCGAGCATTCAAGCATACCGATACCCCATCTGAATCAGCGATCCACGAAAGCA